CTACCTTGGAACGGATAAGGTTGACACACAGACGGTCAAGACGGTTGCTGAACTGAAAGCAAACGATTATGTCACTTGGAAGTCATTCACCCTTGCGGCAGTTGCGGGTGCAGCACTCACAGGCGGCACGAACGGAACGGCTACGAATGCGGCATATCAGGCGTATCTTGACAAGATTGAATCATACCGTTACAACGTCATGGGCGTTGTCACAACGGACAACACGATCAAGTCACTGTTTGCGGCCTTCAATAAGCGTTTGCGTGATGACATGGGCATCAAGTTCCAGTTGATTGTTTACAACTACACCAACCCGGATTATATGGGCGTTATCAGCGTAAAGAACAAGTGCCTTGACGGTGCATATCTTTCTGATGATGAAACGCCTGTAATGGTTTACCCGGATGAAGCGGCAGCCGTTTACTGGACAACAGGAGCAGAAGCCGGGTGTCCGGTCAATGCGTCAGTTCAGAACCGTACCTATAACGGCGAATATGACATTGATGTTGACTATACACAGGCACAGTTGATTGCTGCCATTCAGGCGGGCGAATTTGTGTTCCACAGGGTTGATGATGACATCAACGTGTTAGAGGACATCAACACAATGGTCACGACAACTGACACAATGGGTGACATTTTCAAGGACAATCAGACCATCCGTGTCATTGACGAACTGGCAAATTCAGATGCACAGGTTTTCAACAGGAAGTATCTTGGCAAAGTTCCGAATGATGCGGCCGGGCGTTCTGCATTGTGGGCTGACTTGGTGAAAATTCGTAAGGAACTTGAAAAAATCCGTGCCATTGAGAACTTCAATGATGCAGATGTTCAGGTTGCACAGGGCGATACCAAGAAGGCGGTTGTTGTAACGGATGCGATCACGGTTGTCAATGCCATGTCAAAGATGTACATGACAACCACGATTGCCTAACAGAAAGGAAGGTGAACAGGAATGAACAATGCAGCAGTAATGTTTGCCGGGGATGCGGTCACAGCGGCACTTGCTGAATGTTTTGTGACGATTGGTGACAACCGTTACAACTTCATGCAGGCTATTGACCTTGAAGCGAAGTTTGAGAAGGTCAAGACAGAAATTCCGATTCTTGGGAAGCCGGGAAAAGGAAACAAGTCAAACGGTTGGAAGGGAACTGGCAAGGCAACCTTCCACTATAACCAGTCTGTTTTCCGTAAGATGATGCTTGACTACAAGAACACCGGGAAAGATGTGTATTTTGATATGCAGATCATCAACGAAGATCCCACTTCCACGGTCGGCAAACAGGAAATCCAGTTGCTTGACTGCAACATTGACGGCGGCATCCTTGCAAAGTTTGACGCTGATGGGGAATACTTGGATGAAGAAATGGACTTCACATTTGAGGATTTCTCCATGCCGGAGCAGTTTACGCACCTTGTCGGTTTTGATGTTGCTGAATCAGAGTAAGCACACACACGGCATTATGTTTTATTGCCCTATATGACGGTCATATAACGTCATATAGGGCTTGTTTATCAATCAATGGATAATTGGAAAGGTAGGTATGAAAATGAGCAATTTGAGCAGATTCATGAAGCAGAACAAGAAGGCAAAGAAGAACGGATTTTATGCACCGACAAAATCCATGACGGATGAAAACGGCAAACCCCTTGAATGGGAGTTCAAGCCCTTAACGTCCAAGGAGAATGACAGGATCAAGGACGATTGCACTTTTGACGTTCAGGTGAAAGGCAAGATGAACCTTTACAGGCAGAAGCTGAACACTTCCAAGTACCTTGTCAACATGATTGCGGCTTGCACGGTGACACCGAACCTGTTTGACAAGGGGTTACAGGATTCTTATGGAGTGAAAACCCCGGAAGATTTGGTTTATGAGATGGTGGACGATCCGGGCGAATACGGCGAACTTGCAGTTTGGGTTCAGAAGTATCAGGGATTCAATACCACTATGGATGACAAGGTGGAAGAAGCAAAAAACTAATTCAGCGTGGGGAAGGCGAAGCGATATACGCCTACTACGCATTACACAAGTTGCACATAAGACCGTCCGAATGGGTTGAAATGGACGAAAACGAAAGGGCATTCATCATTGCGGCCATAGACGAAAAAGCCAAAGAGGATGAAAAGCAGAAGAAGGAAGCCGAACGCAAGGCAAAGCGGGGCGGCAGAAGGTAGGTGATTGGATATGTCAATGATTCAGACAGGGATTGAACTGCAAGACCAATTCAGCAGCGTGATTCTTGATTTTGCATCCGGGATGATGGCGGCCACAAATGCGGCGGTCAATTTTCAGAATGTCATGAATCAGAACGTCAGCACGAACGGACTGAACAATGTTCAGAGTGAAATTCAATCCGTGCTGAACGATATGGACGAACTGAATCAGACGGCAAATGTGCCAATATCACCAACCGTTTCAGTAGATACAGAAAATATTGAAATTCCTGACATGGATGTTCAAGTTACCCCTGTTGTGACAGGTCAGGCACAGATTGACGTTCCTGACAACTTGGATATACCTGTCAGCCCGGTCGTTACGGAACAACCTGAAATTGACGTACCGGGCAATGTTGAAATCCCGGTCACGGCAACGGTGACGGAACAACCTGAAATAGATGTTCCTGAAAACTTGGAAATACCTGTCACACCTGTTGTGACGGAACAGCCAAATATTGAAATTCCTGACATGGATGTTCAGGGTGTTCAGCAGTTCAACAGTCAGATTGAACAGACACAGAACTATTTGCAGAGGGTTCAGGGCATTCAGCAGATCATAAATTCTGAAAGTCAGAATGTGGGCGTTCTTCCTGATGACGTACAGGTAAAGATTGACGGCGTGAACAACAGACTGTTGCAGATGCAGGAAGCAATGAACCAAATTTCACAGAATCCGTTCGATTTGCCGACAGAAGCGGTTGAAGCCGAACTTGCATCATTGCAGAGCCGTATCAGGGAAACATTACAGGAACAACTTGAACTGAATGAAACACTTGCCAACATGAATATTGAAAGGGAGAACGCACCCCCGGTGACAATCCCGGTACATTGGGAAGTGGATAATCTTGACGTATTCACAAGTTCAGGTGTTGACCGATTTCAACAGGAAGTTCAGTCTGCAAATTCTATGTTGGAGCGGTTGAGCGATACACAAAATGAGATAGCACGACAGGCGTTCAATACGAATGTTCTTCCACCATCTGCATTTCAGGACATGAACCGTCTTGCAGTAAGGATTGACAACGTAAGGGAACGCATTCAGCAGATAGAGAACAACCCCCTGAACATTGGAACAGACCGTGCCAATGAAGAACTGGAAAGATTGCGGTCCCAACTGTCACAGGCAGTTCAGCAACAGGACGATCTGAACAGTGCCATTGACAGGATGGATGTTTCAGGCGCTAATGCTGCATATTTGCAGTTGTCACAGACAATCGGCAACACTGAAAGTTATATCAGGGATAATGTAAATGCACAGGGGGCTTTTAATGAGGAAATAAACGAAGGAACAGAAAATGCAAACGGTCTGATGCGTGTGGTCAAGGGTGTTGCGGCTGCATATCTGACCATAAATTCAGCAAAGGCGGTTTTAGATACTTCTGATGAACTGATTTCAACAACGGCAAGGCTGAACCAAATGAATGACGGTTTGCAGTCCACGCAAGACCTTGTGAACATGGTCTATATTGCGGCACAGAACGCAAGGGGTTCATTCAACGGAATGGCTGACGTTGCGGCAAGGTTCGGAAACAACGCAAAGGACGCTTTTTCAAGTACAGAAGAAGTGGTTCAGTTTGCGGGTCTTATCCAAAAACAGATGACAATAGCCGGGGCATCCACACAGGAAGCATCAAACGCCATGTTGCAGTTGTCACAGGCACTTGGTTCAGGCGTGTTGCGTGGTGACGAATTGAACAGTATCTTTGAACAGTCACCGAACCTGATCCGTGGAATTGCTGACTATATCGAACAGAACGATGCACTGATTAAGTCAATGGCTGACGGCTTGAAGATGAAGTCAGAAGATTTGAAAGGTAACGTCATGGGGCATATCCGTGACATTGCATCTGAAGGGATGTTGTCAGCAGATATTGTTAAGGCATCTGTTTTTGCGGCAACGGATGAAATCAATGCTAATTTTGAATCAATGCCTATGACTTGGGGGCAGTTGTGGCAGTCCATGCAGAACACCGCAGTAATGGCGTTTCAACCTGTCCTTCTGAAAATAAATGAAATAGCAAATAGTGAACAGTTCCAAGTATTTGTAAACAATGCTATTAGTGCAATGGCTTTTGTTGCGGGTGCTATATTGGAACTTTTTGATTTGATTGGTCAGGTAGGTCAGTTCATGGCTGATAATTGGTCAATCATTTCACCGATTATTTTTACAGTCGTTGGAGCATTGGCGGCATATGCGGCATATATGGGGATTGTCAGGGCAATCGAGATTGTATCAGCCGGAATAAAAATTGCATTGGCAGTTGCTTCATTTGCACACGCTGCCGCAACAGGAGCAGAAGCAAGTGCAACAGCGGTTGCAACGGCAGCACAGTATGGTTTGAATACGGCGTTGCTTGCGTGTCCTTTGACTTGGATCATACTGGCAATTATAGCCCTGATCGGCGTGGTGATTGCAGTTGCAAATCACATTGCAAACATGGGTGGAACTGCAACAACTGCCTTTGGTGTCATAACCGGGGGAATAAATGTTGTGATCCAGTTCTTCAAGAACCTTGCTATTGATGTGGCGAACATTGCCCTTGGAATTGGAAATGCTATTGCGGCCTTGGGTAACAACATTGTGGCGGCGTTCCACAATGCCATTGCAAATGTACAGACCTTTTTCTATAACCTGTTATCAACTGCATTATCCGTCATTTCACAGATTGCGGCGGCATTGTCAAAACTGCCATTTGTTGAATTTGATGCGTCAGGAATAGCAAGTGCGGCTGATGATTATGCGGCAAAGGCGGCAGCGGCACAAAATTCCAAGATGGAATATCAAAGCATTAGTGACGCATACCAGTCAGGGGCAAGCACATTTGACCGGGGATCATATTCACAGGCATACAAGGACGGTGCTGCATGGGGTGACGGC